GGGTCGATGGATTCGGCCTACCTGAACGGCACCAACGTCGACATCACCTTCCTGGCGATGACCAACCCGATCCAGAACACCACGCTGACCGCCAACGTGCACATCGGCTGCCTGTCCGACGGCGGCATCATCACCGCGCAGGGCACCTCGCGCCTGGACATCTACGAGATCTGAGCCGTCATGGCTGACACCGACCGGGTGTACCTGGCCCAGTACGCGGCGGAGACGCTGGGCCTGTCGGTGTCGGTGGCCGGAGTACCCACCGACGTCGATGACACGGTGACGGTGGCGGTATCCAACGAGGACACCCAGGCGACGGCATTCGTGCGCACCGCCGACCACACCGGCACCGGCCAGTACCAGGTGCAGCTGAGCCCGGATGACACCGCGGTGCTGGGCAACTACATCGCCACCTGGACCTACCAGCTATCCGGCGTGCTGAAGATCTTCAACGCCTACTTCGGGATCGGCGGGGCCGAACCTGCCTACGATTCGTTGGCCCCGGACCTGAAGCAGGTGGTCGACAACGTCTGGATCCGCTTCGCGGACCTGTTCGACTCGCCCTCCGGCGGACCGAACCTGCAAACCTACTTCCAGACCAACTGGAACCGGGGCCGGATCGCGCAGCTGATGGGTTTCGGGGTCGGCTACCTGAACACCATGGCGCAGCCGTACTCCACCTACACCGCGACCAGCTTCCCGGTGGCGCAGTGGGGCTCGCTGTTGGAGCAGGCCACCTTGGTGGAGGCGTTGAAACACCTGCGCCGTTCCTACGTGGAGCAGCCGGAGTATCAGGGTTCGTCCATTTCACGGCTGGATCGGCGTGACTATTTGCAGCGCTGGGAGGACGTGCTGGCCGACGAGCAGGTGCTGCTGAAGCAGCAGGTGGACGTGTTCAAGATCAGCCAGATGATGCTGGGCAAACCCGCCATCCTGGTCTCCGGTGGGGTGTTCGGCCGCTACGCCCCGTCTACCCTGCCCGGCACCGCGGGGCGGCCCCGGTTCTGGTGGATCAACGGCTGGTGAGGTCCCCGGCCGCACGGGCGCGTGCACCGCCTCAGCTACGAACACGAGCCGATGTTTGCGCATATAACTGAATACGGAATCAGCGAGTAATCCACGCCCGGGGCAGTGGAAGCCCCGGGTGTGGCTCGTCTCCCGGCCCGGTCCTGCCAGCGGTTGTGCCACCCCGCAGAAGTGGTGAGCCGAAAGGACGGGCCATGCCGATCGCCACTGACTCCGAGAAGAACAGCCTTGCGACCAAATACGCCACCGACCTGGCGTTCTTGTCGTTGCATTCGGCCGACCCGGGCAGCACCGGCACCAACGAACTGACCGGCGGCTCACCTGCCTACGCCCGCAAACCCACCACCTGGTCCACCCCGTCCGGCGGGGTGTTCACCGGCACCGTCGTCTTCGACATCCCGGCCGGGTCCAACGTGGCCTGGGTCGGGGCCTGGTCCGCGGTGACCGGCGGCACGTTCCTGGACAAGGCCCAACTCAACGCACAGACCTTCAACAACCAGGGCCAGTACCAGGTCAACGCCACCGGCACCGTCCAGTAAGGCGGTGGGCCCGTGACGGCCCCCGACGTCGTCCCCGACGTCACCCTCAGTTACGACCACACCTCGGTGGTCAGCGACCAGGTCGAGGTGCCCTACCCGAACACCGTGGAGCAGATCGACAACGGTGACGGCACCTTCACCGCGGAGGTCACCATCACCGTCCCGGACGGTGACTACGGGGTGGTGCTGGTCGCCTTCACCGCCGAGACCGACACCGTGTTGACCGACATCGCCATCGTGCTCAACGGGTTCGACCCGGACGGCACCCCAACCCAGACCGACGCAGGCTGGGCGACGCTGCTGCCACCGACGGTGGCCAACCGGGTCGGGATGGCCGTGTTCGGCAAGAACTTCGACGCCGCCAACGACGGGCAGAGCTTCAGCCTTGCCCTGGGCGACCCGCGCCAGGTGATGGTGGTCGGGGTGTGGTACCCCGGCATCGACGGCCCGGACGTGACCGGGCCGGTCGGGCTCAACCCGCCCGCGACCAGCGAGTTCGTCACCGCCCCGCCGATCACCACCTCCGCCGTCGCCGGGGACCAGCTGCTGTCCTTGTTCGTCACCGGCATCCAGGCCGCGCCACCGGACCAGGTGGATGTCGACAACGCGGTCCTGCAGGTGCAGCAGAGCGGGGTGCCGAACAGCATGTGGGCCGGGATCGCCGACGCCACCCAGACCGGGATGGGCCTCACCGACCCGGTCACCGCCAGCTACAGCCCCGGTAACACGTCCGGGTTGGGGGTGCAGATCGGGTTGCTGCCCACCGGGGCGCTGCTCGGTTTCCCGGTCACTTTCGCGCCGCTGGTCGGGTTGTCGGTCGAGGACACCGTGGTTATCGACGTCGCCGATTTCGAAGCCGACGCGGGGCTGGCAGACACCGGCTCCATGCAGGGCACCGGGATGGGGTTCGGCACCCAGATCGGGCTGAACGCCCGCGGTGTCATCCTCGGCAAGGCCGCATTCAACGTCAGCCACTGGCTCACCAGCACCGGCCTGAAGGCCGGGTCGCCGCTGTTCCGGGTGCGGGCCGCGCTCAGTGGCAGCGGGCATACCGTCATGATCCGCGGGGTCGTCTTCACCCGGTACGGCGGGTTGACCGTGCGCGGGCTCGCCAAGATGTACGGCAAACCGCCGCTGGGGGTCACTGCGGGGTTGACCGCGCACGGCGAAACCAAGATCCGCCAGCACATCACCCCGGGCCCGGAAATCGGCCTGAGCGTCGTCGGTCACCCGCAGATGCATGGCCAGGCCATCTTCACCGGCCACCCCCGGCTGCTGATCCAGATCGAACACGCCATTCCGATCATGTCCGGGGACACCACCACCGGGTTCACCGTGTTGGGCAAGCTCCGTGCCCAAGGCCTGACGATGGCCACCAGCGGGTCCGCCTCCTTCGGTCCCACGCTGAGCCTCACCGTCGAAGGCACCGCCGATCTCACCCCGATCAGGGCGGCCTCGTTCACCGCGAAGGCCGTGCTCAGCGCCGACGGGTTCCGCCCGGAGACCCCACCGGTCGGGATCACCGTCAAACCGGTACCCACCCAGGACGAGCCGGGATGGACTGAGCCGTCGCCACCCGGCCAGATATGGCAGGTCCCGGAATGACCGCCCCGAAACCGCCGTCGCGGGCGTTGCCGAACAACCAGCCCTACTACGTGCGGCAAACCCAGTCGTGGGCCATCGACCAGGAACGGATGCGGCACATCGAGGCGCTGCTGTGGGTCGGTGAACCGGCGCTGTTCGTGCTGCTGTGGCGGGTTGAGGACTATCAGGGTGGTTACTGCGTGCCGTGCCCGCGCTGCCGCACCCAGGACGGCTCCATCGAGGCCCGGGTGGACGCGGTGTACCAGCAGCCGCAGACCGCCACCTGCCCGTACTGCTTCGGCACCACCTACTACGGCGGGATCCGGGCCAAACTGGTCCGCCCGGCGATCTTCACCGACGCCGACGAGGACGAACGCCGCTCGGCCCGCGGTGCCACCCACGCCCAGTCGCTGGTGGTGGAGTCCACCGACGACTTCCGCTCCCGCACCGGGGACTTCGTCTTCCGCCGCGACGGCACCCGCTGGCAGCTGGCCACCCCCGCCCGGGTGCAGCTGCGCACCGGCTACCGGCACCCCACCCAGCCGGGCGACTCGATCGGCTACGCCCGCATCCCGGCCGCGTTGGAAGACAAGGCCAGCGTCGCCTACCAGATCCCACCCAACGACTCCGAACTGGCCGCCTGGCTGGCTGAGCCGCTGTACTGGCCCACCCCGAACGGCAACGAGATGGTTTCCGGGCCGCTGATCCCGAAGGACATCAACTGATGCCCGACCTGCTGCCGGAGGTCAGCTACAGCCGCCGCCCGGACCGGATCCTGGTGCCGGTGTCCGCGCCGATCGCGGTGGACACCATGTCGCTGGCGTCCCGGGCGGTGGCACTGGCGGTCAGCCTGATGCCGAAGGTGAGTGGGCACACCGCGGCCACGCTGCGTCCGGTGGCCGGGTCGGGCTACTTCGGCATCTACTTCCCGGACCGCACCGCCTGGTTCTTGGAGTCCGGGATCCGGCCGTTCACGATGACCAGCCTGGCCGGGAAGACGATCCCGATGTGGATTGACGACCCGACCGGGGTCGAACGCAGGAACAACCCGAAAGCCAAGACCCGCACCACGGTCGATGGGCGCACCCAGGTGCTCATCTTCCGTCGCGCGGCCCGCAAGGGGCAACGGCGCACGGTGCGCCGCAAAGGCCCCGGCGGGACCAGCAAGGTAGTCACCGTGCCCGCCTCCTACCCGGGCGCGGCAGGTCGGATCGTGCGCCGGGAGGCGGCCCCGCCGCTGACCAGCCCGGGCAAGGTGGCGGCCCGGATCGCGGCCCGCAACGTCGGGGTGCGGTGGCGGCATCCGGGCACCACCGGGCGCAAGTACCTCAACTACGCGGTGACCCAGACGGCCTGGTCGGCGGGCCTCGCGCCCACCGAGGCGCTGCTGCTGGACGCGGTCACCTTCGACCTGGCAGTGCGGGGGTAGCGATGTACCGGACGTTGCTGAAGGCGCTGGTGGTGGACGCGCTGAACCAGACCTTCGCTGAAGGCTGGATGACCGAGGACTTCCGGGACACGCACGTGTCCATCGAGTTCCCGTTGGACAGGGCGCACTACCCGGGCATCTGGGTCAACTATGACGACACCGACACGGTGGAGATCGCCGCCATCGACCACAAGGAGGTGGTGGTCGACGCCTACGGTGCGCACGAGGTCACCCGGTGGATCTTCGCCGGGGAGATGAGCCTGACCATGGTGGCGCTCTCCGCCCGGGAGCGGGACGCCCTCTACGACCAGATGGTGCGGGTCTTCGCCTTCGGCCGGGTGGAGCAGGCTCAGCCCGCGTTCCGGGACCTGGTGACCGAGAACGACTTCATCGCCGTCAACGTCAACTGGGACCAGCTACGCCCGCACGGCGACGCCGCCGCGCCCGGCACCCCGTGGGGCACCGAGGACGAGGTGATCTACGAGATCAGCCTGGGTTTCGACGTGCAGGGCGAGTTCGTCTCCGACTGGGCCACCAACACCCTGGTGCCGTTGAGCCGGATCATCGTGATCGGCACCGACACCGATGCCCCGATCAACCCGGCCGATGACAACCCGCTGGTGCTGGGCGTGCCCAACGCGTACTACCCGGCCCCGACCCCGGTCCCGACGCCGCCGACCCAGTACTGAGCCCTGCCCCGGCAGCGGCCTGGGAAGCGAAGTACTGAGCGAGCAAGGAGTGTGGGTCGTGACTGACTTCACCCAGGGATACGTGCCGCCGGGTGTCTATATCGCCAGCCAGACGCGGGGTTCGGTCTCGGCCATCGGCATCGGGGCCACCGTCATCTGCCTGGTCGGACGGGGGCAGGGTTACCAGCCCTACGCCGAACGGATGACGCTGGACCCGCAGTCCGGCACGGCGGCCCTGACCCAGCAGGGCGTCAAAGCGTCCTCGGTGGTGGTGACCGGTCTGGTGCCGTTGATTGACGACGGGGCCGGGAACATGGTCCCGGACATCAACGGGGTGCCGGGCCGGTACACCTTCATCGCCTCCGAGCCGGACGCGATCCCGCCGATCACCCGCGACTACCAGCTGGACCAGGATCAGGGCGACCCGGTGAAGGCCTACACCCGGATCGTGAGAGAGCCCTCCGGCAGCATGACGCTGTTGCAGGGTGACCTGACCGTCTCCTACCAGTTCACCTCGCAGAACTACTACGCGCTGAACAGCTTCCTCGACTACGCCACCTTCCAGAGCATCTACGGTGCGGCGCTGGACCCGAGCACCGGGCAGGTCAACTCGCCGTTGAGCCTGGCCGCCCAGTACGCCTTCCAGAACGGCGCGAACATGCTCTACGCGGTGGCGATCCGCTCCGACGACCCGTCCGACCAGGACTCGACCGTGTTCGACGCGGCCTACGGCCTGACGATGCCCAACTACGACATCAACGTCGTCGTGCCGCTGTGCGAGGACGCGGTCACCTCCGCCAACAGCCACGCCTACAGCGCCTCGCTGACCGGGCATCTGCAAACCGCCAACTCGCAGGGTTTCCCCCGGATCGCGCTCTACGGGCTGCCGAAAAGCTACAACAGCGACCCGTCCCAGCCAGATGAGCCGCCGGACTGGGTCGCCGGGGACATCAACTACCGGCGGGTGATGTTCATCTGGCCGCAGGAGTTCACCTTCTACAACCCGATCGCGGTCGGCAACGCCCCGAACACGCTGGACGGCTACTACTTCGCTGCCGCCGCGGCCGGGGTGCTGGCCAACAACTCCCCGGCGCAGGGACTGACCCGGCAGAACGTGCGCGGCTTCGCCGGGCTGCCGGTGGACGTGCAGCAGGCCTGCGACGTCACCTCGAAGAACAAGTGGTCCTCCTCCGGGGTGGCGGTGGCCGAGGTCAGCCGTCAGGGCGGGCTGGTGATCCGGCACGGGGTGACCACCGACATGTCCAACATCGCCAACCGGGAACTGTCGATCGTGCGCTGCCAGGACTCGCTGTTCCAGCTGATGCAGATCACCCTGGACAGCGCGGACATGATCGGCAGCCCGATCACCGCGAACACCCCGCTGGACGTGAAGGGGCTGGTTCAGGGGGCGTTGGAGACGGCGCTGCTGAACAACATCATCCAGGGCTACACCAACCTGCTGGTCAGCCAGCAGACCGCCCCGTCCGGGGACCCGTCGATCATCGCGGTGACCTTCGACTACTCCCCGACCTACCCACTGAACTACATCTCGGTGGTGTTCACGCTGAACCTGTCCACCGGCACCCTCTCCGTTACCAGCGACACCACCGGGGCCGCGGGGGCCACCGCTGAGCTAATCAACCCCGGAGCCTGATTCCGTTTAGGAGACCGTCATGCCGAACACCAGGGTCCGCGTCGTCGGTTCCGGGTTCACTACCTTCAGCTACCGCGGTAAGGCCATCATGTTCTTGGAGCAGGTGGACGACTCCGGGCAGCGGGCCTTCTCCGACGCGGGTGCCGCCTACCAGTTCATCCAGCCGCTGGGGCACCGCACCCCGATCGAGATCGCCACCTCCCGGGTACTCGGCGGCGGCACCCTGACCCTGACCGTCCGGGAACTGTGGAACACCGCCGTCTGGCAGCAGTTGCAAGGCCTGAAGGACACCAACAACATCGTGGAGATCTTCGATGAGTTGGCCGCCGACCCGTCCTACGTCACCTGCCAGACGGTGATCCACCCGCCGGGCGGCGGGAAACGGCGCGGCAAGAGCTACCACAACTGTGTGGTGGTCGACATCAGCGACAACGACACCATCACCGTCGGCGGGCTGGCGGTCACCAAAGGCATCGTGGTCGCCTACTGCTACAGCAAACCGCTATGACCGACCTGGACGACATCCTGCCGATCGACGCGGCGGCCCAGTTCGGGCCGAACGTGGTGCTGCCGGTCTCCGAGGAGCCGGAACCGGAGCCGGAAGGCCTGGAAGAGGTCAAGACCGACCTGGACCCACGGGCCCGGCAGGACTTCATCGGGCTGCTGTACCTGGGCTACCTGGAAGAGGAGGTCAAGGTCGCCGGGCACCGGTTCCTGCTGCGCACCCCGTCCCAGGCCGAACGGTTGGAAATCGGCGCGCTGCACAAGCCGTTCCTGAACACGGTGTCCACCGAACCGGCCTGGCGGGTGCTGATGGTGGCCTCCTACCTGCGCCGCATCGACGCTGAACCGGCCCCGGAGCCGCTGGCGATCGTGTCCCCGCTGCGGGCCCGCTGGGAGTGGGTGCAGGACTCGATCCACTCCCCGGTGATGATCGAGCACATCTACGACCGGTGCATGATGTTGGAGTTCCGGGCTAGAGCGGTGGTCGAAGCCCTGGACGGCCAGGGGGAATCCTGAGCCACGCCGGACACTTCGACCCCTGGGTGGACACCCAGATCCGGCTGGCGGAACGGCAGGGTCTGCTCACCGGGCGCGGGCTGTCCCCGGTGGCGGTCAAGGCGATCTACCTGCGGCTGATGCAGGACACCCACGACGAGGTGGAGCACCAGGACCGCTCGTTGCGGCAGGCGATGCTGGGCAGCGGCCACTACGAGTTCACCGACCTGTTCCCGGACATGGCTACCGAGGCCGACTCCGACGAGGCCATCGCCGCCGACCTGGAAAAGGGCGAGGACACCTTGCTGGACTTCAGCCAGGCCGAATATGACCCGGAGGAAGCGGCCCGTGAGGTGGAGGAACTGCTGTCCCAGATGAGCAGCGGCACCGTCACCGGGGCCGAACTGAATGGAGGGCTGGACTGGTGAGCGAATCCATCGGCCCACCGCCGGAGCAGCATCCGCGGGGTAACCAGCACCACCATCAGGGCGGCGGCCCGCAGAACATGATCACCTATGAGGAGTTGCACACCACCCTGGTGAACCTGGAAACCGCCTCGCAGATGCTCAAAGAGGTGGCCCGGGACTCCTCCCGAGTGGCCACCAACATGGAGGCCGGGCTGCATTCCAGCCGCCAGCAGATGGACTCGCTGGTAAACCTGCTGACCAGCTTCTTCGGTGACCCGGTGGCACCCAACATGCCGCCGGGGGCCGCCGAAGGCATCCACGGTCGGCCGCAGAGTGGGCAGCCGCGGGCCAGCCAGAACCAGACCAGCCCACCCGCTTCCGCGCCGTTCTATCCGACCACCCCGGCGCAGAACACTCCCGCCCCCGCCCCCAGCGGCGGCGGCGGAGGGGGCGGCGGTGGTGGTGGGGGCACTGGCGGTGGCGGCGGTGGTGGGCCAACCGGGCCGACCAGTCGGCTGGCCCAGTTCCAGAACATCATGCGCAACGCCTACACCCGGTCCCAGGCGAACCGGGCCGCGCAGCCGCTGGGTGGGCGTGGCGGTGGGATCGGCGGGATGGCCGGGGAAGCGATCTCGATGGTGCCCGGCGGGGAGCAGGTAGTGCGCGGCGCGAAGCAGGCCGAGCAGGTGCTCAACTTCGTCGCCGGGCAGCGTGAGGCCAACGCCTCCTACCAGCGCATCTTCGAACAGGGCCAGATGCAGGCGATGGGACAGCGGGTCGGGCAGTCCTGGTTCCAACTTGGCAACCTGGCCCTGCACGGCGTGTCCGGCAAGATCTCCGACCAGATCTATCAGGGTGTCGCGGCGATGGGGTACTCCGGTGACACCGCCGCCAAGTACCGCGGCTACGCGTTGAAGGCTTACCAGTCGCTGGGCATGGACCCGTCCCAGTCGCTGCAACTGGCCGCCTTGCAGGCCCAGACCGCGGCCAGCAACTTCGATGACCTGTACACCTCGCTGCGCGGGCTGTCCGACCTGGCGCACTCGACCAGCCAGAACGCGCAGGTGTTGCAAGCCTCCTTCCAACAGAACGTCACCCAGCTGGCGCAGGCCGGGATGGGGATGGCCGCCAACCCGCTGGCGGTGGCGCAGACGGTGAACACCGTCGGGATGGGCCGTCAGTACGCGGGCATCAACATGGGGACCTTCTATCAGAACCCGAACACATTGGCCGTGTTGGCCAGTTACGCCGGGTACCAGAACGCGGCCCAGTTCGCGGCAGCCGCCGCGCAGAATCCGATGATCGCGGCCAACGCGCAGCAGCAGGCGATCAACACTGGGATCAACGGGTTGATGAACCCGGCCGAACGCAAGCAGGTGGAGGGCTGGATCAACGCCGCGGGCGGGCCGCGGGCGGTGCTGGCTGACCCGGGCAACCAGTCGCACATCGCACAGAAGCTGATGTACGCCGGATTCATCCAGCCGCAGTCGCTGGTCGCGGTGCTGAGGGCCCGTGGCGATGACGTGAGCAAGGCCCCGATGAACGTCTGGTACGAGCACCTGGTCGTGCTGATCTGCCAGGAGATGGGCGGGCCGGGCGGCATTGCCGAAGTGACCAAGCAGCAGCAGGCGGCGTTGAACCGCCAGGTGGTGCAGGGCGCGAACACGCAGACCGGCGGGATCGGGATGAAGGGCATCTTCGGCGGCGGCGGCAGTGCCCTGGCGGGCGCGAAGCAGGGCACCACCTCCGGGGAGTACATCGTCGGCAAGGGCGGCAAGATCTACGACGACCCGGTGATCGGCAAGGCGTTCAAGCACTTGAAACCGGATGACTTGGTACAGGTGCAGACCGGCCACGGCCCGGCGCAGGTGACCTTGGAGGAGGCCGCCAAGCATTACCGCGACCAGCTGGCTGACGGCTCGGCGGTGATCCTGACCAGCGGCAACAAGAGCTACATCGGGCAGAGCATTGCGGAGTTGTGGGGCAAGGAGACCAACGAGCACTACCGGTCCACCAGGCACTCCACCAAGGGCCCAGCCAAGACCTGGCAGTCGATCTTCGGCAAGGACTGGCACACCATCCAGAGCTACGGGTTGCACACCGACCAGATCGCCAAGCTGGCCTTGGAGTACCAACACGACAAGAAGAAGGCGCTCAACGACGCGAAGAAGGAGAGGGACGAGGACGCCAAGGACATCAACCCGGCCTCGATGACCACCAAACCGGCCAAGGGCACCAACTACCAGATCGGGTTGAGCCCGGAGGCGCAGCGCTGGTTCCGGCTCCAACAGCAGGACCAGAAGAACAAGGGCGGCATCTGGGATCAGCTGTACAACGACGCGAACAACATCGGCAATTCTTTCGGGGAGCCGTTCGGGGCCGCCGTGCATCTGGGTGTCAAGGCCTTCTCGGCGCTCAACCCGTTCGACTAGGCAGGCGGCGATGGCAGCGGCTTTCTGCAAGCTGGGTGACCTGCATTGGCGGGTGGACCCGAACCTGGTGTCCTGGACCTACAACCTGGACACCACGACGATCAACACGCTGGGCGGGCAGGTGATCCAGGTGCTCGGCTCGTCGCTGTCGGACATGACCATCGTGGGCGACTTCGGGCAGCCGATGCACAAGTACGACCCGGCCAACCAGCATCCCGAGCCGATGAGTTGGCAGCTGGCCACCCGGTTCCACCACAAGATCAAGACGATGATGGACCAGCAGATGCAGCTGGCCTACCAGAAGAAGGGCGGCAAGGCGCGCAATTGGGTGCCGGTGGGGGCTGAGTCCACCTGGGTGAAGAGCGGCTGGCGGCTGACCTACATGGACGGGGTGCACAACTGGGACTTCACCGTGATGATCAAGGCGCTGGTCGACGGGGACGGCTCGGGGACCTCCATCACCTACTCCAACGGCAAGTTCAACCACGGCTACGCGCTGACCCTGTTCATCCTGCAAGCCGGGTCGGACGTGACGCACACCATCACCTCCGACGCGTTCATCACCCGGATCGCGAAGGGGGTCGGCTGGACGAAGAAGGACGGCTTCCACGGCCCGTACGACAACGCCGGGGTGGAGGAGTTCATCCAGCAGAGCGGCAACGGGATCTACGGCTACCTGTCCACGGTGCTGACCGGGCAGAACCTGAACCAAGAACCGGGCACCACCCCGTCCGGGGCTCCGGTGGACCCCAGCAAGTCCAAGAACAAGACCGACAAGACCGACCAGAGCCCGCAGGGCAAGCAGAAGCAGCCCAGCCAGCCGCCCAAGCCGCCGCCGACGGTGCTGCTGCCCGGCGGCGTGATCACCCCCGGGAGTAACCCATGATCAGTAAGGGCACCAACAGCTGGGGCTGCGACGTGCCGATCTCCATGCCGGAGCCGATCCCGGACGACGAGTACCGGCCGATGGCCGACATGGGCAGCCACGTGTTCACCCCCACCGGGCTGCGCATCAACGTCAACTCCGACGTGCTGGACGACATGTTCGCGCCCACCTTCTCCCCGCCGCAGGAGAACGGCGGATGAGCAGCCACGGCAAGAGCCAGGGCCAATCCCGGGCGGGCACCAAGCAACCCGCCGACAACTCGATCTACCAGTCGAACTACAACACGGTGCTGTCCTACCAGACGGCCAAGTCCGGGGCGTTGTTCCAGGCCGGGGTGCGGGTCTCCAAGCTGGCCATCTCCTACCAGCTGGTCTCCACCGAATCCCAGGCCCGGCGCACCCGCGGCTTCTATCCGCACCGCCGGGCGCTGGGCAATTTCGTGTTGCAGATCGACTCGATCCACTGGCAGGAGCATCAGGCGCTGATGCACTGGTTCCGGGCCTACACCGACGCCGCGCTGAACTCCGACGGGAACATGCTGCAACCCCCGGCGATGTGGGTGCAGTGCCAGGCGCGCAACTTCCGGCGCAGCGGTGTCCCGGTCGGGCTGTTCACCTTCGGCGACCACATCGGCTCCAACGTGTTCAGCCCGGCGATCCAGTTCCTGTCCGCCCGCGACCCGGGCGACCCGCAGTCCACCATGATCTTCAAACAGGGCGCGTCGGCCACCGACTACTCCGACACCGCCACCCTCGCGGTCGAGTACTTCTATCCGGATTCGCGGGCCTCCTACCCGGGCTCCGCCGATGCCTGGATGTACGGCTACGGCCAGCCGCCGGACTGGTACACCCTTCAGCACGCCGTGGACCCGGGCACCGCCACCACCGCCGACGAGGGGCTGGATCTGACCACCACGGTGGACGACTCGACCGGGGGCAACTTGCAGTCCACCACCAACGAGCAGGTGCCGCAGGCCCCATCGCCGACCCCGACGGTGCCGCCGACCGTGCTGCTGCCCGGCGGGGTGATCACCCCAGGCGAAGGGCCATGATCAATGGCCACCTTGATCTACTCTCCGCAGATCTCCTGCCACGTGGAGACCGCGAAGGGCATCCTGGACATCTCTGATGACCTGGTCAGCTGGCAGCTGATGCTGCGCGAGAACGCGCCGCATACCTTCACCTTCGAGTTGCAGAACAACCTGCGCAAGTACGACGGCCTGATCCTGCCGATGGACCGGATCACGGTCGGCCTGAAACGGATCAACTGGCTGCACAACTTCACCGGCTACATCAACTCCGGGCCGATCTTCCAAGCCTGGCCTGGGGTGCTGAACATCTCCGCCTCCTGCACCCTGAAACGCTTGCAGTACCTGTACTGGGACCCGACCACCATCCAGGCGCAGCAGCTGATGCTGGACGCGATGAAGAAGTTCCCGTCCGGGTCTCAGTCCAAGGTCGGCGCGGCCGGGTCCACCCTGGGCGACAAGGGCCTGTCCTCGATGATCTCCACGATGTTGAGCAAGGTGGCCAACTGGCCCATCCCGAAGATCCACATCGGGGAGGTGCCGAATACCTGGGCCACGCTGATCGACCCGATCATCAAGGACGAGAACAAGGACCTGGCCGTCTACGAGCAGATCGGGCTCGGCTACGTGATCAGCGGGACGGCCTCCAACGTCGCGGTGGACATCCCGGCAGGCAAGTACGGGCCGGAGACACTGTCCACGGTCCAGGTCAAGAACGCCGGGCTGATCTACGCCGCGTGCAAGGCGGTCAGTTCCTCGGATGCGGTAGCGACCATGGCGTTAATGTGCGCCCGGGACGAGTCGACCCTGCACAACCTGTGGAGCCCGAACGTGCCCGGTTCCCAGCAGTACTCCACCGAGGGCTCCGGCACCGACCCGGGCTCGCCGGGCAACACCTCCTGCGGGCTGTTCCAGCAGCAGGACGGCTGGGGCTCGGTCGCACAGCGGATGGACCCGACCAGCGCCACCAACCTGTTCCTCAATTCAGCCCGCGGGCAGGGCGGTGACGGGCTGATGACGGTGCTGAAGAAACACAACATCAAGAACCCGGATTCCATCGCCGAGTCCCAGTACGGCTACTGGGTTCAGGTGGTGCAGGTCTCCTCGGGAGGGGAGTACCAGAAGTTCCTGGACGTCGCGAAGTCGCTGGTGAAGTCGGCGGGCAAACTGGCCACTGCCGCACCCGGCTCCGACCCGACCACCGGCAGCCCGTCGATCACCACCACCCCCGGCAACACCGGCAAGACCCCGGGCGCGTCGTTGGCTTCCACCGCGGTGGCGCTGATCAACGCGCACCAGAAACCCAACCCGCCGATCCTGTGGGTCGACAACAACTGGGACCGTTACGACACGCCGATGGCCACGGTGCAGCGGTTGGACTGCTCGTCGTTGGTGGACTGGGTCTACTACAACGCCACCGGCAAGAAGCTGGGCACGGGCAAACCCACCGCGGCCGAGATCTACGCGCTCTGCTCGCACATCATCCCGCTGCCCCTGGCCCGGCACGTGCAGGGCGCGGTGATGTTCATTGGCGGGGCCGGTGCACACCACGTCGGCATGTCCATCGGCAACAACTACGAGGTGGCCGACCACCAGCCCTACCCCGACCACTACAAGGAAGCCACCTACGACCCCATCGACTCCGGTGGCGGGTTCGACTCGGCCGGGCTGCTGCCCGGCATCGACTACGCCGCCTCGGGCACCACCCAGGCTGCCGCCGACCAGCTGGCCAAGATAATCAAGTCACCTACCCGGGTCGGGCCGCAGGTCGACATAAAAGGGGCCACCGCCCCGTCCGGTACGGGCGGCACCGCCTCCTCCGACACCAACGCCGCCTTTGAGGCGCTGATCAACTCGATCTCGTTCAACGCGGACATCAACCAGGTCGGCGAGTCGCTGGTCGGGCCGGTCGCGATGATCAATGACCAGCCGTTCCTGCCCTGGCTGCAAACTCTGATCAACTCCTCGCTGCGCAGCTTCTGCTCGGCCCCCAACGGCGACTTCATCGCCTGGTTCCCGGACTACTTCGGCAACTTCTCGCAGATGGGCGCGATCAACATCGAGCCGATCGAATTGCAGGACTTCCAGGTGACCTGGTCCGACCAGCAGATCGTCACTCACCAGTTCGTGCTCGGCAATTCGGGGGTGACCAGCCTGGACCAGGACACCGGCTCGCTGGACTACACCTCCGAGGTGGCCACCGACCTGGTCAGCCTGGCGCTGGGCTCCTCCGGGGTGGCCACCATGGACTACCCGGAGATCTTCGAGGCGATCTACGGGGCGAAGGCGGACAGCCGCTGGGTCAACTCGTTCCTGCAACGTTTCGGGGCCCGGCCGAACATGATCCAGATGCCGCAGATCGCCCGTGGCAGGAACGAGTTCTACATGGCGATCTACCAGTTCATGAAGAACTGGGCCGGGCAGTTCACCGCCACCATCCCGCTCACCTTCATGCCCGAGGTGTTCCCGGGGATGCTGCTGAAGATCCCCGACTACGGGTTCCAGTGCTACGTGCAGGGGGTCACGCACACCGGCTCCTACGGCCCCGGCGGCGCGTTCACCACCACCGTGGAGGTGTGCGCCCCGGCGGTGATCGGCGACAAGAACAAGGGCAACATGCTGTCCCTGCTGCCCGAGGGCGGGCGCGGCGTGTTGGACAACGCCCCCGCTTCGGACCAGCAGACGGCCCGCACCCCGAACAAGCCGAAAATCCCGCAGACCAAGACCAAGCAGCCGAGGAAGGCAGCATCGACTCCGGGCCCGACCGGCGGGCGGCGGATCATTTGAGCGTCTCCTCCTCCCGCAACCAGGACCGCGGCACCACCCGACCCGAAACCCAGGTCGGGAAGGTGATGGGGATCGACGGGGTGGTAGCCACCGTGCGGCTGACCACCGGCAACCGGGTGATCCAGGTGCGCACCGACATGCTGCGCGGCAAGTCCGCGTCCCCGCAGCCGGGTGAGACGTGGATCCTGGACCAGGTCACCGGCAGCAGCTGGACGTTCCTGATCCCGCTCGGCTACCTGGGTATCGACGCCGTCGAATGGCAGTACCCGGACCTGCTGGGCGACTGGGTGAACACCTCCGTGGCCGATCCCGCCCTCGACCTCGACCCGCCCATCGCCACCTGGACTCCGACCAGCGGCACCTACCCGCTGATCAGTTACTGCAAGGACGCGATGGGCTGGGTGACGTTGCGCGGCACCGGCACCGGCCCGGTCGCCAACAGCGGGCAGCCCGGGCCGGTCAGTTCGGACATCTTCCAGCTGGACGACAGCTGCTACCCCTCGACGGACGGCCTGCTGCGGTTCGTAGTGGCCGAGGATGACGGGACAGGGACGGTCATGGTCCGCCCGGACGGGTACGTGCGGGCGGTAGCCGGGTCCGGCATCAACCTTTCCCTGGACGGGATCCGGTTCCGGGCCAACCCGACACCGGATCTGACCGCCTACTTCGGCACCCGGGTGGTCAAACTCACCGCGCGCGGCATAGTGGTCAGCGGCACCAGCACCGACAGCGGCGGCGGCACCGACGGCGGTCAAACCGATCCGGGCGGGCACGCCACCGTCACCAACTGGGTGGGTACCTGCAACATCGGCCGGGACAAGACCTACGCCGCCCGGGTGCAGTCGATCAACAACGTGGCCGATTCACACACCAACGCGATCTGGGGGTTCCAGGAGATAGACGAAGGCGATACCGGCGACGAGTGGGCCGCGATGGTGGCCGCCTTCCCTTCGACCTATCAGTTCGCGCACGACAACCCCACCAAGTACGAGCCGGTCGCGGTGCCGCCCACCTGGCGGATCGCCAAGCATGTCTCCTACTTCGCCCATCCGGGCATGGCGCACGTCACCCCGGCCCGGTACATCGGGGTCACCACCTTGGTGCACCAGACCACCGGGATCCAGTACTCACATGTCGACAGCCACCCGGTGAACGGGGCATTCACCCACCCCGGGCAGCGGGTCGAGTCGCTGCGCCGCATCTGGTGGAACGAATGGTGGGACAAGCTGACCCAGATAGTGGCCGACCTGGTCAGCACCGGGCACACCGTCATCTTCACCTCCGACACCAACAACCCGCACCTGCCCAAGATCCACCCCAACGAGGAGCGGTACGTCCACGGCGTGTTGGACTACGTCATCGGGGTGCAGCCCAACAACCCCGACGTGACCATCACCAAACTGGCCGTGGACAAGATCGTCCTGAACATCGACGGGCATGCGGCATGGGCCGTGCAGATCCTGTTCCGGCAGACCTGACCCACGGCGGGCCGGATCGGGCTGCGCAGCCCGGGCCCCAGGCACTGAAGTAGAGAAGGTTCCGGGGTGTGCTTGGAGGCGAGACAACATGCAGACGCTGGCCATCGTCAACGGCGACCTGGTGCTCTCCGCCGGGGACCTGATGACCATCCACGGCCCGGCCAAGGTCAGCCAGGACCTGTTCTTCGCGCTGAACGAGAACTACGGCGCGGACCCCTACCACCCGCAGTGGGGTTCGGTGCTGGACCGCTTCATCGGCCAGCCGATGCTGCCCGGCACCCACTCCGCGGTGCTCTCGGAGGTGCAACGGGTGCTGAACAACTACATCGCGGTGCAGGCCGACCAGATCAACAAGGCCGGGGCGCTGAACCAGCGCGGCATGTACGGCGCGGGCGAGGTGGTCAGCAAGATTGAGACGATCAACGCGACGCCGACGCAGGACACTTTGCAGGTCAACGCCACGCTCACCACGCTGGCCGGGCAGAGCATCTCGGTGACCCGGCAGGTGACGGCATAGATGCCCACCCAGGCCGAGATCGCCGCCAACATGGTGGCCGCGCTGTCGCTGACCGAGCCGACCCTGGACACCACCATCGGCTCGATCGCCCGCAAAATCATCGACGCGGTGGCGGGCGGCATCGCCGAGCATGCCAACGACAGCCACCTGATCACCTACGCCTACGACATCGACTCCAAGGCCGGGGGTGACCTGGACGATTTCGTGGCGCTGTTCGGGATGGCCCGCTTGCAGGGCCAACGAGCCACCGGCACGGTCACCTTCTCCCGCACCCAGGCCACCGCGAACGCCGCCGAGGGCCGGGTGCCGCTGGGAGCCCAGGTGGTCACCTCCTCCGACCCGACGGTGTACGTGCAGGTGATGGCGAACACGTTGCTGAGCAAGGGCCAACCCGCCGGGGACGCTCCGGTGCAGGCACTCAATTACGGCCCGGACGGCAACGTGGCGGCCGGGACGCTGACCCAGATCGCCAGCCAGCTGACCGCGGTGACCCGCGCCTACAACGCGCAGGCGCTGATCGGCGGGGCCACCTCAGAAACCGACGCGCACCTGCGTGCCCGGTTCAAGTCCACCGTGTTCCGCAACATCGCAGGCACCCAGCACATGTACCGGGCGCTGGCCTTGCAGACCACCGCCGACCCGACGGATACGAACTCCCGGGCGGTGACCAACGTCAACGTGATCGGGCCGCGGCTGACCTGGCGGGAACAGGGCCAGATCGCCAACGGCAGCTTCACCTCGCAGATCCACGACGCGGCCTACATCTACCCGCAGTCGGTGTTCCTGCAAGCGATACCGGACCCGGACGACCCGGCCCCGGAGGCAGACACCCCGCTGCTGACCCCCGGCGCGCACTACACCGTCACCATCAACAACAGCCCGGTCTACCCGGCCAGCGCCACCCTGATTGTGAACAGCGTCAACTCCGGGTTGACCGAGGGCGGGGTGTACAACCTGCGCTTCGACTACGTGTCCAAGTACTCCCGCAACGACCCGTTCGGCACCCGGTGGGGTTCGCCGTACGCCTACATCTCCAACCGGATCGACCTGTGGTGCAACGGGATGATCGTCAAGACGGCCACCCAGTCCGGCATCTTCTCCAACACCAGCACCTGGAAGTTCAACTCGGTGCACAACGACCCGCTGTGCACCGACCGGTTCGCCACCGCCGCGGGGGTCGCGCCCAAAGCCGGGGATGTCTTCCAGCCGCTGCTGCACGGCCCGCCGCTACAGCTGGACCCGGGCACGCTGCCCAACTACACCGCCGGGGTGGACTACGACCTGATCTACCAGATGGACGCGTTCGGGATGACCCCGACCAGTTCCTTCGGGCTGATCTGGTACACCCCGTCCAACTACGCCGGACAGAGTCCCGCCGACCCGCGGGCTGCCGCCAAGACGCCCGCCAACGGCACCGCGTTGACCATCGTCTACACCTACAACTACGTGCCGCAGCAGGTGCAGTCCACCGTCGAGGGGCAGTGGCGGCTGTTGGGCACCGACCTGCAAGTGCATGCCGGGCTGGCCAAGCTCTACCGCTTCTACCTGTACCTGGTGTACACGGTCGGTTCGAACCCGGCCACGGTCAACGACACCATCGACCTGGCGCTGGTGGACCTGGTCAACAACCTAGGTTTCGACTCGGCGTTGCAGGTCTCCGACGTGCTGCAAACGGTGCACAACGTGGCCGGGGTGGACAACGTCCGCTTCGTCACCCTCAACGACCCGGAGAACGGCAGCGGCTACGGCATCCAGCAGATGTACCCGAACCCGGACCCGGACCAGACCTCGCTGCCCGGCCCGATCATCCAGACCGGTGGCCGGGCCAAGGACATCTACTTCGATGACGCCAGCTACCCGGTCTTCGACTCGGCGGTCAAGTACGTCAAGGCCCGCAACACGTTTGGGACCTCCTGATGAGCAGCCCGGCCCGCAATGCCGGTGACCAGCTGCCGTTCTTCTACACCCAGAACGGCCAGCTGGATGACCTGATCTCCTACCAGATGGACCCGACCGGTCCGCAGATACAGGGGCTGACCAGCGTCACCGACCCGCTGGTGCCGGACGTGACGCTGGCGCTGCGGGCCGCCAACTTCGACCCGGGCCTGTACCGGATGTACCGCGACTCGCACCTGGCCCGGTTCCTGTCCGCGCTGCTGAACGCGGCCGGGATCGGCGGGCTGCGCCGCCAGCAGACCATCCGCCGGATGTCGCACACCGTCTCCGGCACCCACTTCCTGGACCTGGACGGGTTCTGGGGGGCATTGTTCGCCAGCCCGCGGCTAGCCGTCGAGCGGCTGCCCGGCAAGGGCCGCTTCAACCCCGCCACCGCGGTGCTGGATTCGGGGAGTTGGGCCGCGGCGGCCAGCCGGGACGGGCGGTACCGGTCGCGGATCTTCCAGTTGGGCCGCGGCTTCAACCTGGGGGCCACCTACGCCGGGGTCAAGACCGCGGCGGAGGCGGTGCTGGGTTGCGAGGTGGATCTGGTCGAGTCGTGGATCTGGGCGGACCTGATGCCGCCCGGCGGACGGTCCAGCACCCTGTTCTCCAACACCTGGTTCGCGGTGCGCACCAAGTTCCCCACCTGGGGTTCGATGAAGGGCCGCACCTGGGGCGGGCTGGTCGGCGGGGAGAAGATCACCTCCACCGGGTTGCCGTTGGGCAACCGCGGCGAGGTGGCGATCACCCCGCGGAAGACCATCGGGGAAGACGAGCGGTTGCAGGTCTACAACGTGCTGGCCACGCTGGCCCCGGCCGGGGTGGTCGTCAACGTCAACAACGTGGCCGGGGAGAACGGCTGGGTGGTGCGCCCACCGCGTTTCTACTACTCCGACTCCAACGACTGGGCGGTGGTCTCCACGGTGGCCCAGTACCAGGGGCTGGACGACCTGGGCCTGAGCCTGTACCAGAACCAGACGATGGTGGAAGCGGCCCGGCCCGGCTTCGGTGAGTACCGGGGCGAGATGTGGGCCTACAACTCGCGGATGGCGCGGGCCTCCTCCTACCGGATGGTGGACGGCAAGCGGACCAGCGGCACCGACTATCAGACGGTCATCTTCACTGACGGCACCAGCAAGGACTACCTGCCCCAGGATGCGGTGCAGGAGCCGCGTCGGGCGGCGGTGCTGCGTTCCGGCGCGGAAGGGGTGCTGACCACCTACCCGTACGCGGCCGGGCAGGTGGGCGGATGAGCCAGCCGGTGACCACCTCGGTGGCGGGTCTGTTCAGCGATCACAGCGACCTGGGTGACCTGAACCAGGTGGCCTACGCCAACGCCTACCGCACCCCGGGCACCGGGCAGAGCCAGGACCAGACGTTCTGGGCTACCGATGCGCGTCCGGCCACCTCCCCGGTGAGCGAGGTGTTGGAGATCGAGTTGGCCGGGGAGCGGCTGATCAATTGGGTGCTGTTGGACCTGGCCACGTTCCCGCACACCATGCAGATGGAGTATCAGGACCCGCAGACCCGCCAGTGGCGGCCGGTGCTGCGGACCCGCTCGCTGCGCCAGGCCGGGGCGACGGTGGTGCATTCGGTGCCGCCGCAGCTACCCGCCCCGGCCGCGATCACCGGGCACCGGCACCCGCAGCACTCCTACACCGGGCACTGGGAGACGGTGCGGCTTCAGGTCAAGCCGTTCACCGCTGCGGTGGTGCGCTTCCTGTTGACCCGCATCGACAACGGCAACGGCCCGGTGAACAACTACGGCAAGTTGGTCAACTACTCGCTGGCCATCCGCAACCTGCTGCTCGGTTACCGGGTCGAGACCCCCGATGACATACCGCGGATGCTGCCCGTCGAGGACGAAACCTGCTACTGGACACCGTTCGCTGCCGCCGACGACGCGCTCGGCTCGTCGTTGAATTTCGGGCTGCGGCAGCATTCCGCGGCCTGCGTGGTCGACAACACCGACGCCGACGCGGACGAGATTTGGTTGTGCGAGCCGCAGCCCTACGCCGACGCGGTGGTCTGCTTCTACGCCGATCTGGGCGACGCAGCAGGCAAGCCGGTGGTGGTGGACGAGATCTTCCTGGACCCGACCAACAACGGGGCGCACGTATCCGTCTACTACTCCAACGAGCGCCCGGTCGGCAATTTCGATTCGGCGGTCGAACCGATCGGCAAGAAGATCGCGATGGTGCGCGGCAACTCCGGGGTGAGCCTGCACGACGGGTACCTGGATTTCGGCGTGTACGGGGCAGGCGGCTGGCTGTCGATGCAGAACTCCGGCATCGGCTACGACCCGGACGCGCCCTGGTGGCTGGGTGCGGTGCTGATCCCCGATTACGACCAGGGCGTCGATGACAACCCGCACCCGGTGCTGGACTGCGGAGCCTGGATGCTGGCGTTGACCGCGGACGGGTTGACGTTGACCAGCGCGGGCGGGGACGTGCTCACCTGCGAGGCCGACTACCAGGACGGGCGGGCGTTGGCCTTCGTGGCCGCCTACGACGGGGTCAACTATCACCTGCACGTGGACAACGGCAGCGACGACTTCGTCGCCGACACCCCCGCCACGGTGCCGATACCGGCGACCGAGGTGAGCAGCTTCAGCATCGGCGCGGACCTGGCCGGGTTGAACTACCTGAGCGGGAAACTGACCTCGTTCGTGCTCAAAGAGGAGGTCTACGACCCGGATGACCCGTTCCTGGCCGACCCGGAGTCGTTCTGCGCCATCCCGCTCTACCGCAACCAGGACACCCCGTTGGGTCGTTCGGCGCTGATCCGGTTGGACGTGGCCAACACCCGGATCTCGCCCAGCAACCCGTTTGGGCTCTACGGCGGCCCGGCCGCCAAGTTCGAGCAGATCATCTGGACCCCGGTGCCGCGGGACTACACCGCCCAGCGCGGCTGGATGAGGCTGCCGCCGATCAAGGCCCGGTTCTTCAAGTTGGAGTTCACCAATCTGCAACCGGTCTACCACGACATCTTCGTGACCGGCGTACAGCGGGTGCAGCGTTTCCCGCCGGAGATGGTTGCCGCCTGGCTGGCCCAGTACACCGGCACCGAACCGGCCTCCGACCTGGGCCAGGATGTGCTGGCCGACCAGATCGGCTACTCCCCGTACTCGGACTTCCCGCTGTACGTGTCCACCGGGGGCACCGGCACCGGCTACACCAACACCGAGACCTACGTGGCCCCGGACTACACCACCGCGCAGCGTATCCGCGCCGACCAGGGGGTGGACTGGGCCTACCAGCAGTGGCATTCCGGGTTGTCCGCGCCGCGCTTCACCAACATCAGCAAGCACATCTATGCCACCGAGAACGTCACCCGCAGCACCAAGATCGCCTACCAGGTGGGGTTGCGGCAGCTGATCTTCGGCCGCCAGCTGTTCAACACGGTCGCCGACACCGACATGTACGAGGACATGTTCTTCGATGAGCAGAACCTGGACAACTGCACGTTCTACTACAACGACGCCTACGAGGCGTTGGTCTCCCTGGACCGCGGCTGGGCGCAGGCCACCTCGAACACGTTCCGCTCCTACCGGCTGATCCGCGGCTTGCAGTTCGCCGCCCAGCAGTCCCAGCCGGTGCAGCAGCTGCCCGACGACGAGTTCAGTGACCCGACCTTCGCCAACTGGACCTTGGTCGGCGACATCGAAGTGAACGGGGACCTGGTCAGTTCGGATGTCTTCGGCACGCTGATGCCGCTGATCCGGCAGCGCCGGTTCGGGTTCTGGGGCGACATCGCCCCGAACTACCCCACCTGGGCAGACCTGGAAGCCGCGCAAGTCACCTACGGCGACCTGAAATACCGGGTCGGGCATTCCGACTCGAAAGGCGGGATAGCTTCCAGCACGGTCACCCCACCGTCCGGTGGGCGGCTCTACGCGGCAGCCCGGGTGATCGCCACCGAGGACCTGGGCGAGCCGCTGTACCTACAGATCCTGGATGCCGTCAACGATCACGTGCTGGCCGAGGCCCCGGCCACGGTGCGGGCCAACCAGGTCACCGAATGGTATGTCGGCACCCCGATCGGGACCGGACCGACCGAAGGCAACACCTGGGGTGACCTGGCCGGGGATGCGAACCAGACCCCCGGCTTCCTGGACAGCTTCAGCCGCGAGGACGCCACCAGCCTGGGGCAGATGGACTCCGGGCAGGTGTGGACCACCCTGGGCACCTCGCTGGGACTGTCCAACGGCACCGCGACCGTCACCGCGGCCGGGCAGGTTTCCACGTTCGACCCCGGTACCCCGTGGGGCACCTTCACGGTGGGCATCGACAACATGGTCAGCGCCGTGGACACCGCATCCAGCGTGCCGCTGCTGTACCTGGGCATTCTGGTGCTGTTCAACGACGGGCGGCTGGTGGACACCAACACCGGGCGGGTGATGCTGACCATCAACGGGCTGACCGACGGCGACTACCTGTCCTTCGCCTACCGACCCACCATGCAGCTGGCCAGCGTCCCGACCGGGGCGGACGCCAGCGTGCAGTCCTGGGCGGTGACAGTGACCCGCAACGGGACCACCGTGCCCGGCGGGGTGCTGACCACCCCCCGCGCGTTGGGTGGGGTCATCGGGTTGGCCGGAGATCTCGGGCAGAGCTTCGTGTCGATGAACTGGGTGCCGGACACCAGCGCCGTTCCGACCGGCACCGTGATCTATGAAGTACCCGGCCCGGAGGAAGGAACATGGGACGCCGCGCACCGCAACTGGACCAACAACGACGACGGGCGGGTCTGGTCGGTGGTCAACGTCGACTTCAGCGCCGGGGACCCCACCCTGGGCAGCCCCACCAACATCACCACCGTCTTCGACATCACCAACCAGATCCCGCCCACCAATTCCTCGGTGTCCACCAGCACCGACCTGTACGGCACGCTCACCTTCCGGGTCGACTCACTGCCGGACCCGGTCAGCATCGACCCGACCGACTACTACCTGGCGCAGCTGGACCGCTCTTCGACGGGACGGCTGATACTGCTGCGCGCCGACGGGATGCTGGTCTCACTGGACCCGGCCAACACCACCACCCCGCTGGTCGAACTGGGCATGATGGTGCCCGACGTCACGGGCGGGGACCTGTCCGTCCTGTTCACCAGCACGCTCACCCTGTCCACCGCGTTCAAGACCACCTACAACATCCCGAACACCGGCAAGGTGCAGACGCTGGTGTTCCTGCTCGATGATGCGGTGGTCGGTGTGTACGCCGACAACAACCTGATCACCGGGACGGGCCGGGCGTTGCTGGGGGTGGCCGACGGGGCCGGGAACGTCAGCACCTTGTCCGGCTTCGCCTGGTCACCGAACGCGAACGGGGTCAGTGCAGGCACCGGGTCCAACACCTGGGGTGACGTGGATCGGTATGAGACCGCCCTCTGGGGCGATCTGGCCCATCACGCCGATCAGGTGATGGATGACGTGTACGTGCGTTGCATGCAGAAGGGGGCCAGCGACGACGCCTGGTACATGGACACCCTGTCGCTGTTCGTGGACCCGATCCTGTGGGAGTTCTCCAACGACGCCGGGTCCAGCTGGGTGCCGGGCTGGGACGTGCGCAACGACCCGAACGGGGTGGTGAGCTTCGGCCACGTCAACGACGCCTACGACCCGCAGGGCCAGCCTGCGGGCAACACGCTGCGTTACCGGGTCACCGCGTTCGCGCCCGGCGCGTGGGTCAGCCACCTGGCGGTGCGGCCCTGGTACGTCGGGTTCATGCACTCGGTGCCGGTGCGGCCCCGCGGCTCACTGCACGGCCCGAACATCAACCCGTGGGACCATTACCCGCCCATCGAGGTCGACCCACGCTGGCAGGTATGGCATTCGCCGATCCCGCGGCAGTGGTGGTTCGCCTTCCGTGACCTGGACCAGGTCACCCCGTTGCCGCAGCTGACCCCATACCTGGGTGAGAACATCGTGGTGGAGGACGGCAGCTAGCCAGCAAAGTAGTGTGACAATCACTGCGCCCCCCACCCTCCCGATGGCATGCCACCTGTACCGGGTGTTGCAGGATTCGGCAGGCAACCTCCTGATCGGTGCGACGGTCACCTTGTGCCAGCCCGGCACCACCGACGTCCTGATCGGTATGCAGGTCTACGCCGACGAGGCGTTGACCACCGCGGTGGAGAACCCCTTCGTGGTGGACGACGGGATCCTAGACGTCTACCTGCCGCAGGCCACCACGGTCGCGGTGGTCACCAACTATGCCGGGCACACCACCGTCTCCGACTGGCTGCCGGTGCCGCCCAACGCGGAACAGCTGCTGGCCGCCACTAACCCGCTGGTGATCAGCAACGCCGCGTTCACCGGGGCGATGTTGCAGACCACCGACCCGAACACGGCGGCCTGGGTGGAGATCCCGACCGGGCTGGACACCGGCAACCTGGTGCATTCGGTGACCGAAGGCACCGGGATCACGGTGGACAACACCGACCCGCAGAACCCGGTGGTGGCGATGAACCCGGCCACCGTCCCGGCTCCCCCAGCAGCCAGCCTGGACCCGACGGTGGCGGGCCTGGTCAGCGGTGCCAGCGCGACCAGCGCCGCGCTCAACGCGGGCTGGGAGCAGCGTTCCAAACTGGATCAGGACAGCGCCGCGCTGGTCACCAACCCGGCCTCCCAGACCACCTTGGCCTTGGATCAGTGGCTGACCACCCAGTCCGGCAGCATCGTCGGCATCCCACCCGGCGGGGCGACCGGGCAGGTGCTGACCAAACTGGACGCCGGGGATCGGGACGTGGCCTGGCTGAACTCGACGGGTCCTGTCGGGCCGCAGGGCGCACCCGGCCCGACAGGGCCGCAAGGCCCGCAAGGATCGGCCGGGGTACCGGGCAGCAGCGGCCCCATCGGCCCGGCCGGTGCGACGGGGATCCAGGGTCCGACCGGGCCAGCCGGACCTGCCGGTCAGACCGGCCCGGCCGGGGCAGCCGGTTCCAGCGTGGCGATCAAGGGGCAGGTGGCGACCTCGGCGAACCTGCCCACCACCGGCAACACCGTCGGTGACGGCTACATCGCCACCGACACCGGGCACCTGTGGACCTGGACCGGGGCTGCCTGGACCGACAGCGGCTTGATCCGCGGCCCGGCCGGACCGATCGGACCCACCGGTCTGGCCGGACCCACCGGTCCGCAAGGCGGGGTAGGTCCGGCGGGAGCCGTCGGAACGACCGGCAGTCCCGGCCCGCAGGGAGCCACCGGCCTGCAAGGGCCGGTCGGGGCTGCCGGTGCCACCGGAGCGCAGGGGCCCATCGGCCCCGCCGGTTCGGCCGGTTCGGCCGGACCCACCGGGATACAAGGACCTGCCGGTCCTACCGGCGCAGCCTCCACCGTCCCTGGTCCAGCCGGGGCTACCGGGCCTGCCGGGCCGTTAGGGGCATCGGGCCCGCAGGGTGCTCCTGGGGTGCAGGGCCCGTTGGGGGCGCGAGGCGCGACCGGTGCGACCGGGTTGACCGGGGCCCTCGGCCCGGCGGGCCCGCAGGGTGTTCCCGGACCGACCGGCCCCACCGGTTTGATCGGTCCGGCCGGGCAGCAGGGCACGCAGGGGATTCCCGGCCCGGCCGGTACCCCCGGCGGCCCGCCTGGCCCGCAGGGTCCGGTCGGTGCGACCGGACCGTCCGGTGGACCCGCAGGACCGAGCGGGCCGACCGGACCGATCGGACCGGCAGGCCCGTCAGGACCCGCCGGGGCGCAGGGCACCGTGGGACCGGTCGGGGCCACTGGCCCAGCGGGCCCGCAAGGCACCCCGGGGTTAGCCGGTCTGGCCGGTTCCACCGGTCCGCAAGGCAATGCCGGGGCGTCGGGTGCGACCGGGCCGGTCGGTCCGGCAGGTGCCGTGGGGGCTGCCGGGGTGGGGGTGCCGCCGGGCGGTGCGACCGGCTCGATCCTGGTCAAGACCAGTGCCAGCGACTTCGCCGCCAACTGGCAACCGCCGCCGCCGACCGTCTCGAACGCTACCCAGCTGGGTTCCACCAGCATCGCCGCGGTCACCACCGGGACCTGGGTGGAGGTCACCAACGCGACGGTCGCCTTCGCCGGGACGGTGCCGGTTGATGCGACCGGGCACTATCTACGGCCGACCGTGACCGGCTGGTACGACCTGCCTCAGTCGGTGGGTTGGCCTGGTGCGGCAGGCGGGCGGCGGATGTGCGGGGTCGGCCCGGCCGGGCGGGGCAGTGCCGGTCCCGGGGTGCATTCCTCGCTGTATGTCAGCGTGAGCCCGGGGAGTTCGGCTTCGCCGACCTACGCCAACGGGACGGCGTTGTTCCAGCAGCTGACCGCGGCGGTGAACTATTCGCTCTACGTCTATCAGGATTCCGGGATCACGCTCACCCCGACCTATGCCTACCTGCAAGCCACCCCGTCCATCCCGGTCGGTCCGGCTGGTGCGCCGGGAGCCACCGGACCGGCCGGGCCGGTCGGTCCGCAGGGGCCGGTCGGAGCGCAGGGGGTGCCAGGTGCGCAGGGGGTGGTCGGCCCGCAGGGGCTGCCGGGTTCGACCGGTAGCACCGGGGCGGCCGGGGCGCAGGGGGTGCCGGGGCCGCCGGGACCGAACGGGGCGACCGGGGCGACGGGTGCGCCAGGCCCGACCGGCCCGCAGGGCAACCTCGGACCGGCGGGGGTGGCCGGGCCCGCAGGCCCGACCGGGGCCGGGGTGCCGACCGGTGGGGCGGCCGGGACGGTGTTGACCAAGAACACCGCGACCAACTACGACGTGGGTTGGAACACTCCTTCCGGTGGGTTGCCGCCGGGCGCGATCACGATGTTCTGCGGGCTGCGCACCGGCACCCCGCCCGCGGGCTGGCTGTTCGCCACCGGGGGTGCGGTGTCGCGGTCCACCTACGCGGGTCTGTACGCGACCTGCATCCAGCAGTACAGCGGCACGCTGGCCACCAGCAAGGTCATCTCCGGGTTGTCCGCCACCGGGAACCTCTATGTCGGCATGCAGGTCACCGGGCCGGGCATCACCGGCATCAACACCATCGCCTCGGTCACCAGCACTTCGGTGACGTTGACTGCCGCGGTGACCGCCAACTCCGGCACCTACACCTTCTACAACTTCGGGGCCGGGGACGGGTCCACCACGTTCAACGTGCCGGATTTCCGCAGCGTGTTCCCCTACGGGGTGACACCGGGCTTGACCGGTGGGGCGGCCAGCCACTACCACGGGCTGGGCGCTCAGCGGACCCCGTACGCGCAGATCCGGATCAACAACGTGGACAACCACATCGACGCCAACATGGTCACCGCCTCGGCCTGGCAGTCAACGCATTCCGCTTTCGGGGGTAGCGCCACCCAGGCCAGCAGCATCTCTCGCACGTTGGGCGCGTTGTTGGACGGCAACACCGATGACGTGGGGGCAGCAGCGGGCCTGCCGCCCTACCTGGGGATCACTTTCCTGGTCAAAACGTAGGTCGTAACGGCACAGCCGCAAACCAGTCATATCAAACGATACGGTGTTTGCCCTACCGGTTTCCCGGGAATTCCTTTACCGTGCTGGTATTAGGTACCCAGTTGCTCAGCGTGAAGCCATTCGGACATACTTTAGTGAGCAGCAGGAGCGACAGGGCCGTGACACTTGATTTCATCGCCGCCAGCGCCGTGGCCCGTGCCCGGCTGCTGGAACGGGCCGTGCACGACCGGGGGCCGTGGCAGATCGAGGCCGGGGACCTGACGGTGGACGCGGTGAAGGTCCGCACCCCGCACCGGGTGATCTTCTTGGGTTACTTCGAGCGGCCCCCTGCCGAGCCGACCGAGCAGCTGTACCTGCACTGCCGCGGCAACCCGGTGTCCTCGATGCCGGTGAGCGTGCCCACCGCAGGCAACTTCTGTGTGGAGTGGGTGCTGGCCGGTCCGCAGGTGGAGACGGCGCACGCATGAGCGAAGGCATCACCGACCGTTGGGTGATGCCGAACGGGCACCTGTTCTACTCGCCGCTGGGGCTGTTCGGGTTCCAGGCCGAGGCGGTCGCCACCGCCTTCTACACCCCGGGGCTGGTCGGGGTGCTGGACACCGGGCTCGGCAAGACGGTGGTCTCGATGGCCCTGGCGGCGGAACTGTTCGAGGCCGATGCGGTCGACCTGGTGATGCACATCGCGCGCCGCAACAAGATCGCCCGGACCGAGTTCCCGGCCGACTGGGCGCAGTTCACCAGCCTGCGGGTGGCGGTCTACCACGGCACTGGCCGGGAGAAGCGGCTGGCCCGTGACGGGGTGCCGGATGTGCTGTTGACCACCTACGAGACGGGCCGCGCGGATCTGATGCGCCGGGTCCGTAAACCCGGGCAGCGGGGCAAGGGGTCCCGCACCGACGGGCCGCTGGTGGAGGCGTTGGGGCTGCGCAGCAAGCGGGTGCTGTGGCTCTTCGATGAGGTGGCCCGTCTCGGTAACCGGGGCAGCGAGTTGTACCAGTCCTATGAGTACCTGTTGACCCAGCTGCGCCGCGGCCCGCATGCCCAGCGGGTGCTGGGGCTGTCCGCGACCCCGATGTCGGTCGACTACGAGCAGCCCTTCAACATCGGCCGGGTGGTGGCCCCGACCCGGATGCCGACGGTGGCCGTCTTCGAGGAGCGCTGCACCCGGGGCCGCGATGACTACGGCCGGTACTTGTACAAGGCGGGGGCCCGGGAGTGGTTCGCCACCGCGTTCCAGCCGTTGATCTACCGCAAGCGTTACACCGACCCGGACGTGGCCTCGGTGATGCCGAAACTGGTGGAGCGGCTGCTGGTGGTGACCCTAGAGCCGGAGCACGCGTCGCTGTACAAGGGCGTCAGCGAGTTGTACGGCTCCGAGGTCAGCGAGTTGACCCTGGAACAGGAGCAGAAGCTGAACATGGCGCTGCGCCTGACTGCGGCCCATCCGGCGGCACACCTGCACTCCGACTCGCAACTGTCCAAGACGATCGTGGCGGCGATGGGGGAGGCGGGCCTGCGGGCGATCATGTCCTCGAAGAGCCAGCGGCTGGTGGAGGAGCTAACCACGCTGGTCACCGGGCAGGGCGCGCAGGTGCTGGTGTTCACCTTCTACGCCCGCACCGTGTTGCCGGAACTGGCCCGGGACCTGCGCGAGGCCGGGTTCAGTGTGGCCACCTACACCGGGGACCAGTCGGTGGCCGAGAACGCGCAGGCGCTGGCCGCGTTCGGTTCCGGGGTGGCGCAGGTGTTGTTGTCCTCCGACGCCGGGAGTGAGGGACTGAACCTGCCGCAGGCGCACTACATCATCGAGTACGAGTCCGCCCGCACCTTCGCGGGCCGCACCCAGCGTTTCGGGCGCGGCACCCGGATCACCTCTGGTGCCGGGTTCGTGCACGGGGTCACCATGGTGGCGGAGAAGACCATCGAGGTGGGGACGGTGCGGGCCGTGGTGGACCGGAACAAGTGGCAGGACCGGCTGCATGGTGACGTGGGCGCGATCGGGCATGTGCATGCCGGTGCCCGGCGGGCGCTGCTGCAGGTGGATTCGTGAGCGGCCCGCGGGTGGTGCCGGTGCCGCATGACGGCCCGGACCCGGTGTCGATGCTGGGCCCGGGGCAGCGCCACGTTGAGGTGGTGACGGTGGTCCGCGGCTGGGTGGAGTCGATCCTGGCCGAACGCTTCCCGCAGGTGCCGGTGGTCTTCTCGGTGTTCATGCAGGCGATGCCGGACATGAGCGATGAGCAGGACATCCCGGAGACCGAGGAGCGGGAATTCTGGGTGCCGCTGGTCGGGGTGTATTTGGAGATCGTGGGTCCGGAGCCGGAGGCTCCGTACTCGGTGGCGGCGGTGCCGCCGTTCAAGCTGACCCGGGCGGCGGTGGTGGCGATGCTGGACGATGCCATCCCGGCGTTGTTGGAGTTCAAGCCGTCCTCTTGACGGCGGGCCGTATCAGGCGGCAGGCTGACCCGCGGTCGGTGCTCTCCTTGGGCCCTCGGACCCCTGGACAGCACTGACCCCCAGGCTTTCGAGTTGGTGCTCTGGCCTGGGGGTCTAAGAGTCGTGCACCGCTAGGGTATGGCATTGGACCCGGTGGTGCAACCCGGGCCCCCATTCCTGAGTCACCACATCTTGCCTGGCAGGCGTTAGGTGGCGCTGCCCGCCACCCCCGCAGACGGTGCCGGTCCGTGGCTTGGGCGTAGGCGTGCGGGGTGGGTGGGCGCACTGGGAGTGTCAAGGGCGGGTACAAGCCCGCCCGTACGCGGCCCCTGCCCCCGGGGGGTGGGCTCGGGTGTCAGCAACCCCCTGACCTGGACCTGGGGGAGGCCAGTCGATCTTGGTTGGCCCGGGCGGGTGGTGCAGCACGCCCGGAGGGGGGTCCAGGGGGGAGGGACACCAATGAACACGGGGGTGGAACGCTCACCGGGGGATGACCCAGGGTGAGCGGTATTAGAACGGCCGGTAACGGTTACCGGGGGACAAAGAAGAGTGCAGCAGGGTCGAATAACCCAGGTTGCGGATAGGGTTGAAACACCCTTCTAGGTTGTGTAGGGTAACCGGGACAACAGAACACCCGACTACTGGGAGAACCTCATGACAGGGAACACCGCCGGGCACGTCACCGGCAAGCAAAACTACGCCGACGTGGTGGCCGAACACATCCAGCAGGACTTCGCCCTGATCAGCGGGCTGCTGCTGAACAAGAGCCAACTGCTGGCCCGCCACCCACTGACCGCCGCACAGGCCAACCGGTTGCTGGGCAGCGTCAGCGACCAGATCGACCTGCTCACCGGCATCCGCACCCAGCTGCTGAGCGACATGCGCGCCCAGCTGCTCACCGGCACGGACTACCGGTCATGACCTGGGAGGTGGCCGAAGCCAACTTTGCGCAACGCTTCGACCGCTACGAACCGCGACTGCCGCAACGCGCGCTGGCCACCCGCATCGAAGGAGCCCTGGCCGAGGGCAGTCACCTGCTCGCCCAGGCCGCCTGCGGGGTCGGCAAGTCCTACGCCGGGCTGGTCCCGGCCATCGACCACGCCAAAGCCACCGGCCTGCCGGTCATCGCCGCCACCGCCACCAAAGCCCTGCAAGACCAGTACATCGGCGACTGCGAAGCGTTGCAGAACCTCTACACCGACTTCCGCTTCACCGTCCTCAAAGGCCGCTCCAACTACCTGTGCCACCACGCCATCTCCGGCATGGACGAAACCAAGACCGGCCTAAAAGCCGAGGCGCTGCTGGCGATGGGCAACGACCCGGAGGTGCTCGGCGACATCGACCGGCTGCCGATCACGCTGACCCCCACCCAGAAACGCGCCACCACCTCCACCCCCAACGAATGCCTGGGCCGCAAGAATTGCCCGTTCGGGGAGGTGTGCTTCTCCGAAGGGGCCAAACAACGCGCCCGGGACAGCCACGTGGTGATCGTCAACCACGCGCTGCTGATGATCGACGCGGTGCTCGCCGGGATGGGCATCACGCTGCTCCCGCAACCCTCCGCGGTACTGGTGGACGAAGCCCACGAACTACCCGGCTACGCCACCAACGCGCTCTCCGCCGAGTTCAGCGAACTGTCCCTGATCGTCTACGCCCGGGAAGCGGCCAACCTGCTCACCGACCACAACGCCGGGGACCAGCTGAAAGCCGCCGCCGCGGACCTGTTCGACCGGTTCACCGAGACCATCCTCAACACCGGGCAGAAGGAACTGCCGCTCACCCCGGCGATGGTGCTCGACCTGCAGGACGAACTGATCACCGTCATCGAGGCGGTGCAGGGGTTGGCGGCCCGGATCGCGGACATGCGCACCACCAACAAGAAGGAAGCCGCCGCCGCGCAACGACTGACCCGCCGCGCCGACAACCTCGTCGCCCGCTTCCAGTCGATCATCATGGCGAACTTCGAGGACATGGTCCGCTGGGTGGAACGGGTCGAGAAGGAGGACCGGCGCACCGGGGCGGTCGAGATGGTCACCCAGGTGCACACCGCGCCGCTGGATGTCGCCCCGTTCCTGCGCGCCGCGCTCTGGCCGCAGGCCCCCGTGGTGCTCACCTCCGCCACCCTCGCGCTGGGCACCGACTTCTCCTACCTGGCCAACCAGCTGGGGCTGGAACTGAACCCGGGCGGCGAGCCGGACTGCTTCGCGGCCACCTTCGACGCGGGCACCCCGTTCGACTTCACCACCCAGGCCCGCACCTTCATCCCCCGGCACATGCCCGAACCGAAGGAGAAAGCCTCCTTCCAGGCCGCGGTCGCCGCCAACATCGGAGAACTGGTCAAGGCCGCCGACGGCCGGGCGCTGCTGCTGTTCACCTCCTGGGAAGGGTTGAAGGCCGCGCAACGCGCGCTCACCCCGATGATCACCGCGCTGGGCCACACCGTGCTGGTGCAGGGTGAGGCCCCCACCCGAGCACTCGCGCAGACCTTCAAGGCCGACGAGCACTCCGTCCTCTTTGCCGTCAAGTCGTTCTTCACCGGGGTGGACGTGGTCGGCGACGCGCTGCGGCTGGTGGTCATCGACAAGCTGCCCTTCGCCGCCCCGGACGTGCTCACCTCCGCCCGTGCCGCCAAGCTGGACGCCGCCGTCTCCGACCGGGACCGGTTCACCAAGGGCGCGTTCGCGAAGATGACCGTCCCGGAGATGGGCCTGACCCTGGTGCAGGGTTACGGGCGGCTGATCCGCTCCACCACCGATCGGGGCATCGTCGCCATCCTGGACTCCCGGCTGCACACCAAACGCTCCTACGGGCCGAAAGTGATGGGTGCGCTGCCCCCGGCCCCGGTGTTGACCTACCTGAACGACGCCACCAAGTTCCTGCGCGAACTGGACGACCAACCGGAGGCCTCCGACAACGGCTGGCGCGACTCGGCCGAGGCCGCCGGGTACGACCCGATGGGCCTGGACGGCGGCGACCGGTGAGCGAGATCGAGTTCCCGCTGATCCCGCGGGCTTACAACCGGCATTCGATGAACGCTCAGGAACGGGTCGAGAGCTACATGGAGAGGGCCTGCACGGTGCTGGCCAGCCTCGATGAGCTTGACCCCGACGACCGTGCCGCCCAGCTAGCTCGTTCGTTGGCTTCCGCCTACGCCGAAGGTCATCAGGACGGGCGTACCTACGGCGTCGAGCCGTGGCCACCTGCGGATCCGGACGGCGACCGGTGAGCGGGCACGTCATCGACCTGGAAGGTCCGGTGATCATTACCCCCACTGCCAACCTGAGGGCCGCCCCCGACGACAAGGACGGCATGTTCCGGGCCAACTGTCGGTGCGGCTGGGGCGGGACGTTCCTCCCCGAGACTCTTGCGTGGATAAGCGGTGCCGCCCATGTCGCAGCCATGGCGCAAATCGAGGAAACGGCGGAGCGACCGGTGCTGCATGCGGCCGAGAATGCTGCAATTGCGACCGAGGTGGTCACTTCTGACGGGCGCACGATGACCTGGGCCGCGTGGTTGGAAGAGAACGTCACACGACGACGGGCAGCCGAAGCAGCGCTGGAACGAGTGCGGGCGTTACACATCGACTCCGGGGTGAAGGTCCAGCACTGGTGCAGTGTCTGGGGTGGAGGTATGGAACCCGCGCACGAGCCGGATGCACCGAACCAATGCGCCGAGTGCGGCGAGGAAACCCCATGGCCGTGTCCGACATACACGGCTGCCGCGTTGCCCCAGGACGGTGCGTCATGACCGAACCTGAACTCGATCCGCCCGGTGACATCCTCGACTTCCTCGCTGAGCCAGCCAAGCCCGATCTGCACGACGAGATCGCTGCGTGGACGAGGTTCATGCAGTGCCCCAACTGTCGAGCGCAATACCCCGACTTCCACAGTCCGGCTGGGACGACGGGCACGCTTTGCGACAACTGCGGCTGGTCGAGTGACGAGGACGGTGCGTCGTGACCGACCTCGACCTTGGCGCTTGGCGGGCGCGCTGTCGCATCGCTTTGCAGCGGGCGGAGCGGCGGGGTGTGCAACGCGCCGAGATGCACGTGGACGCCCGCGACATCCGCACTCTCCTGGACGCGGCCGAGCGGCTGGAACGAGTGTTGGCGCTGTGCGACGAGGCGGACGCACCGGCACAGTCACATCCCGGACTGGTGAGCACGTATGAGGTCCGCGTCGCTGCCGCGTTGTCCGAGGGGAAGTCAGATGGTTGACATCGAGCGCCGCTGCCAGGCCATCATGAAGCTGCTTCGCGAGCGCGACATAGTGCAGTTGGTCGATGATAACGCATTGCACGGGCTGGCGATGGAGATTCAGTACGCCATCGCGCAAGCCGACCTACAGGTCCGCGCCGCTGCCACGTTGCCCGAGAGCAGCGGAAGCAGGGACGCATCATGAAGATCTATATCGAGCCGCGTGATTACTGGGTCGGCTACTACCGAGGCGAGACCCACCACTACGTCTGTCTGCTGCCCTGCCTGGTGATCCGCTGGCGACGGCGAGTCGCCACGCCGGATCCGGCCGGGTGGTTGATCCTTGACCTGTCTGAACAGGAGTCGAAGGACTTCATCGCCGCGATCACAGAATGTTCCTGTGATTGGTGGACACCTGAGCAGGGACCGGGCGCGGGTGTGCCGCAGCGGCAGTTGAACAGGGCCAACGATTGCCCCGTCGCGGGGCACAACACGGCGCTGCCCATCCACCCGGACGACGCGGCCAGCCCGAACAGGATCTCGGAGAACCCGTGGTGAACGCCGCGGACGACCGTGCCCGGATGATGGCCGACGTGTGCGAGGCCTGCGCGGACGCGCTGCTGGCCGCAGTGGCCGCCGCGATGGGCGGGGTGGAAGGTCAGGCAGGCATCGACCAAGCTCGCGAGCACGCCATCGCCATCATCGACGTGGTGATCGCGCGCACCCGGCGAGAGGGGCCGAAGCCGCGATGAGCACCTCGGACCCGATCGTGTGGGTAATCGGTACCCAAACCAGCCTCGGGGACATCAGCACCCACCCCTACATCCTGGACATTGATCCACAACAGGGGCTGTGGCACTACAGCAAACCCGACAATCGGATGACGGTGTGCGGGCTGGGACTCTCCCGCAAGGCGAACAGCAAGTGGATGTACGGGCGCAGTTCCTTCGTGGACTGCCCGAGTTGCGGCGCGGCGCTGCTGCGTGCCGGGCAGGCGGTGGAGGTGCCGCGCAGCCTGGCGCAGGCGATCTCCGATCAGGCCGCCGCGCACTGGGAGGCCATCTACAGGCTGACCGGGAAATACCCCTTCCAGTTTGCCCACGAAGCAGCCGATGAGACGCCGTCATGACTAACGCCGTCCGCAATCCGTTGCAGCCGACCGATTGGAACCCCACCGTGCACACCGCGCTGCTGTTGCGCATCGAGGAGTACCCGGAAGACAACCACTGGGCGATGGAGTGGTGGACCAAGGACGCCGATGCTGACCCGGCCCAGGTGGCGGCCAGGCTGCGGGAAATGGCCGAGGTCATCGAGCAGGAAGGCCGGTGGTACTGATGAACACCCCGCTGGCACGCAACACCGACCCGGAGACCAGCCACGAAGCCGCGATGGACTCTCAGACCAAGCGGTGGCAGCGGCGGGCGTTGATCGAGGTGTACCGGGCGGCTGGTCGCCCCGCCTACGCCGCCGAGCAGGCCTGCCTGGTCGGTGGGGTCTGCACCGAGGCCGACCGCGGTACCTCCGGCCACCAGCGGGTCTACGAACTGCGCGGTGAAGGGGTGCTGGAATGGGTGCTGGACGGGACCGACAAGCCGATCACCGTCAAGCTGCGTTCCGGCAAGCCGGGTCGGCTGCTGCGCATGTCGCCGGTCGCCTGGAAGGCCCTCTACGGCGATGACGCGGTGGTCCCCGAATGACTGCCGGCAATCTGAGAGATTACTGAGAGACAGGAGACAGGGATGGCCAGGAACGAGGACGGCACCTTCGTGCGCACCAACGCGCCCGATGAGAAAGACCGCAAGCGGGTGCCGGTGGTGGGCAGGCGCAAAGCGCTGAACTACGAATCGGAGTCCAAGCGTGAGTCCGGACCGGTGACCGTGCGGCGTAAGGGCGAGTAATGGCCACGCTGCCTCGCGAGGAGTGGCAGGCGGACGCGCTGGCGCAGCTGTCCGAGGGCTTCTGTGCACTCTGCAAGAGCCAGTTCAAAGTCCGTACCGCTGACGACGACGAACCGCGCTGCGCGACCGGCTACCCGGTGGAACGGGTCCGCGCCGAGATCGAGCACGGCCCGTTCTCAGCCCCCTCGGCGGCGATCTCGCCGGAGGCCGCCACCGAGTTCATTACCAGTGGTTCTTCGATCCCGATCCCTGAGGAGATGAACGTGTGGCTGAAGGACTTCTACAGCACCCGCTTTGTCGTCATGAACACCAACGAACTCATCATCACGAGCGTGACCTGATGGCCCGGCTGCCTAGCGAGGCATGGCTGATCCAGCAGATCGACGGCCAGGTGGTGCTCTTCCACGAGGGCGACGAACGCGAGATCGTCCGCTTCGACCCGTCCGACGCCGACGCCACCTGCAAGGCGCAGCAGGTCATCCACAACAGCGAGCTATCCGACGAGGACAAGTGCTTCGCCCACTTCTGGTCCGGCTATTTCCACGCGCACGCCAGTGGCTGAGCAGGGCGAGCGTTCGGGGTGCCAGTTGCCCGGCTGTGGTTGGGTCAGCCCGCCATATCCCACCCACGA